GGATCATAATAGGTGCATAATTTGAGAATACCACGTGAACTCACGATAATACATGTGTTCTCAGCCATTTCTTTCTGCTATAAGATACCCATTTCTTAAAGTTAGATCCTTCTTTATAATTTTCCACAACGGCGATGCCTCAATTTCTGCTGCAATCAACTTACATTTATCTGTAGCAATGTCGTCTAACATAATGATCTTGCATCTGTCTTTGAGCAACTGGTATTCAAAATAAGTAGTAAATTCACCGCCATCTAAAAGGACAACATCAAATCTATCGGGAAGATTTGGTCGTGACAAAAAAAGGTTACATCTTTTCATGTTATCTACATCAAAAAAGTTCCAATAAAGGGCTGTATTGTCGTTTTTGATATGTGGGAATACCTTGACTATATCGGGCTCTTGATTAAATAAGACCTCGTTGAGAATATGAACTTTGGGATAGTCTTTGTAGAGTTTTGCAGCATCGGCGCATTTATCCGAGTTACATTCCAAACTATAAAACACATAATCATCTGTTCTCTTCTTTAGAGACTCAACAAAAGCACGTGTGCTCCCCAAGCCATTCCATGTTCCGATCTCTAAGAATGTTTTGTTTGATTTATCTGCCGCAAGTCGCATGATCTCTTTTGCCATACCATCTCCTGAAATCTGTCCAATATTAGAAGAAGTCAGTATATTATATTCCCATCTATCTAGCCGTTCCCAAGCTGCCGCGCCTGGGCGCGGGGCCACCTCCGGCGCCGCTGCGCGCTGTTCCCAGGTCATTTGTAATGACAAATAAAAAATTAAAGTTGATCGTGTCGCGGTCTATACATAGGATCCTTTCTCCATTCAACATGTTGTAGAGTTGAACCAAAAACACCAAAGTCACTTCCACCGCATAAAAAGGTTGGTTCTGTCCAATAGACGCGGAGATTCAGAGCCCTTGCAGATTGATTGAACCACTCGTCAAATCCAAGTGCGATAACCTTGTATCCACTTTTAAACATGCTTAGCAATTTCTTCGCACACTGTTTTGTCATAATAAATCCCATTCCACGAGAAGATCCTGCCGCAAGAACTGAACCTCGTCCACCAGTCCAAACTCTCCCAATCTCATTGGATTTCAAGAACACATTTGACGTGGATCGTTTGGGACGTTCAATATGAAGTTCGCATGCATCTCCAATCCAACAAGCATCCCAATCAGGTGGTAGATTCTCAAGGGTTTTTTTCATTTCTTCATTGAATGTCTTTGCAAGACATGCGTCATCGTCCAAATACAAAGCATAGTCATCATCGCTGTGAATAAGACGCTTCATACCCTCAACATTCTTGACCAAGTTTGAGATGCAAGGAAGATTGATCTTTGATCGATCAAAATAAGAAAGTTCAAAGTCTGTAAGAAACTCACGATCGTAGACCTCAATAAATGTACCAGTTAATCCATGGTCGGCTAATTGGCGGTTCATATGAATCTTTCGTTCCTTGTTCGGAGTATAGTGAACGATATAGATAGGCAAATGAAGTTTAATTAGTTTATCAGGATTATCAAATTCATCGGAAGGCAAATAGATCGGATCACCTCTGAGACTAATTGGAAGCATTACCAATATGGTGTAGTAAGCACGTAAGTAGAAAACAAACTATATGTCAGTTTTGACGAATAGTTTGTTTTTTGAGTTGTTGTTGAGTTGTTGCTACTAAACGTATTTAGTTGGAGTACGCGAGGCCACCCATGCCGCTCATGACGCGCAGCACGTTGTAGTTGACGGCGTACACGCGGACCTGCGCCGTGCGGCCACCGCGCACCGTGTTGACGGACACCGTGAGCTGGAGCGTGGCCTTGTCGATACGCGAGAAGTTGCACGTGCCGGACGGCTGGTGCTCCTCGGGCTTGAGGGCAAACGAGTACACGTTGATGCCCACCGCCGGCGTGCGCGTGTGGTGCTGGAACGGCTGAACGATGCTGAAGTAGCGTCCCTCGCGCTCCGTGAAGCGGTCCTGGCCGTTGAGCTGCAGCTTGGCAACCTCCACCGGGTTCTTGCCCTCGCACTTGACTCCGGAGGAGAGGATGACCTTGGCGAGCAGGTAGTTCGTCGTGTCCTCGAAGACGAACTGCTGGTCGTTACCGCTGGGGTTGAGGTTGGAGTCCAGCCAGGAGGCACCACCCAGCGACGGGCCCTGGGAGAGACCCAGGCCAGGCAGGTAAGGGCCCGAAGGACCGTCGAACGAGCCAGTGGGAACCGCGAATGTTGCACCGGTGATGGGCAAGTTGGCGCCGCCAAGGCCAGTGCCGAGCGAGCCGCGCGCGAGGACGTCCATCACGATGCCCTCCGTGGTGAAGTCGTCCGTGTAGTTGAACGGCTGCATGCCGTTGACCTCCTGGATGGTCACCAGGTTAGGCGTGCAGTCAACGTACGAGTCACGCTGAACGACCCACACCAGCTCCTTCACCGGGTGGTTGAAGTTCAGCTGGATCTTGTTCGACGAGGACGTGATCGACTCGGCGCCCGTGAACTGCAGCTGCTCGATGAGGTACTCGTGCGTCTGCTGGGCAAAGCGGCGACGCTCCTCCGTGTCCAGGTAGATGTAGTCAATGTACAGCGACGCGGCCGTGAGCGACTGGATCGCCGTCGGCGCGACCTGAGACGCAACAAGCTCGTAGTACACGCAGTTCAGCCACTGCTCAAACTCCACGTTGATGCGCACCTCGTGGTACTGGAGCGCGATGAGCGGGATCGCCAGGCCCGGGTTACGGCAGAACCAAAACTGCAGCGGGATGTAGAGCGTACGCGCCGGCGTGCCCGCGCGGGGGGCGCACGAGTTCGTCAGCTCAGAGCCAGCGCACGAGGCGTCCAGCTGGTAGCCCTTGGAGTCCTTCATCAGCACCAGGTCGTGGGTGTTGCCGATCATGTCGTTCAGCGCCTGGATCGTGCCCGCATCCTGGGAGAGCTGAGTCCAGATCTGCATCCAGTCGCCATACTGACGGTCAATGCGCTGGCCGCCGATCTCGAGCTCAACCGTCTTGATGAGACGGTGGCCGATGAAGTTGAGCCAGCGGAAGCGGCGCATGGACGACGTGTACGTGATCAGGTCCACCGCCGGCAGAACCACCTGGACGTACGTGCGGTACATCAGATCAGCGTTACGGTTGATGATCGCCGTAACACGCTTGTTGAAGTCCGCCTGGCCGTTGAAGGTCACCTCAATGGACTCCATAGCGAAGTTCGTGTGGCGCTTGTACAGCACCTTCCAGAACGTGATCTGCGGGTTTCCCGAGATGTAGATGTCCTGCGCACCATAGCTAACGAGCTGAAGAAGACCGCCACCCATATCGTTTGTATGATACTAGGCGAGAAAAATTATTCTGCCGCCTCACCCGCACGGCTATTCGTAAAATCCCCGCAGATACGTTTCATAGAGAGGAGGCAAATTGGTCCTTCTACGATCACAAATAGGTCCACAGTGTCATTCATGACTTTGAACCGATATGTGAGCATAGTAATTGGAATGCTCTGATTGTATTTTTTACTTGCGGTTACGACGTGTCTTACGAGCCTGTCCACGAATTACCTTTCCAAACACATCTCGTGGTCTTAGCGGAGGAGCAGGACGCAGGTTCTTTTTTGCATCGGCAAGAACAGCAGTAATATTCTCGTCGTTCACCTCATCGCCACCACGGGTACGCCGAGTGCGACCACCGTTAGGCCTATTAGGATTCTTCCTTCTCTTTAACTCGTCCCAAGCTCTATCCATGTCGTCAAAAGACGATTCGCTTCTGCCATCATCTTTCGCGTACTTCCTAGCAAGAAGAGCGATTTGAACCATCTCGCGTTCTGTCGCATGATGACGTTCGCGAAACTGAGTAACAAGGGGTTTGTTTCGGTTTGTGTTCCTCGGCATTACTTAGAGCAGAGATTTAAGCCTTGGAGAGGATGTGGGCCTTCTTGGCGCGAGCACGGAGAGTCGCCTTCTTACCGGACGACTTCAGACCATGCGCCTTGAGAACGCGCTTAAGGGCCTTGGCAGACGGGCCACGGCGGGTGCGGCCACGACCGCCCATCGGAGGCGCAACAGCATTTCCAGCGGGAGTAGTTTCGGGCATTTTGTTTATTGGATGAGAGAAACTTTCATGTTGAACGCAGAAAAGTTAAAAATGGAGCCCCTTGGAATTATCGCAATTGTAGGTATTGCTGCCACTGCTTTGGTTCTTGTGTATTACTGTAAGCGTAAGGGTGATTTTGGTGGTATTAGAATGGTGAAGTCTTCATCAAACGAGAGATTATCTGAGATTGTTCATCAAGAAGATCCTATTCAAGTATCATCCTAGGTGTAATGTGCATTGCTTCCAACTCCTGCATCCACAACTTCATCGCATATGGGATCGTCTTCATAACAAAGTCGGTCTTGTTTCCACATGCGCCACATGAGTAGATTCCTTCAACCGGATTGACAACCGCAAGTGTGCCACATGACTTACAAATACCTGTACTAAACGGGTCGGATACATCCATCAGACGCTCCTTGGTAAACACCGAGGCACCGTGTGAAATCATACAATCACGTTCCATCTCTCCAACACGCAGACCACCATCACGTGACCTGCCCTCGCAAGGCTGACGTGTCAGGGAGACAATCGGACCACGAGCTCGAGAGTTTCCTGTCCACACGGGCTTGCCGTTACGCCTCACATAGAAGACGTGTCCTGGTACCTCCAAGCAATAGACCTTTCCATTGAAGGGGACCATCTCTTCGCGCTGTCCGTACTGAGTCTTGTGGTGACCGTGGTTCATTGCGGGTCGGTTCTTGGATTGAATGAACGCCAGCAACCATAAATCCTGTGTCGTGACACCGGAATGAGACCCAATCGTATAAGGAGTACCTGCAACTGTGTGGAGCCGCTTGTTCGCAGACCACCCTGCGTGAAGTGCGAGACGCTGAATGTCGTCTGCGAGCCTGGTAGATGAAGTGGAGTAGAGTAGAGATGAATTACATGTATGACCATCGCTGAGAAGTAATCCTGAAATTAGCGTCAACGACTGTTCCTTGTTCAACTCCCAAACCCAATCGGGCAAGTACTTATTCGTTGCACCCACACTCAGTGGACGCATATATGCACGAAGGTTCTTGTCGGAGATATCCAGCTTGCATGAGTTCGGACAGTAACGGTATGCCATATTGAGACGCGGTAGACAGGCTTCCAGCGCAGCCTTGACACGTGGCTTGTTGGCTGCAATCGTTACACGACTATCCGTACACCACCCATCTCCAATCCAAATTCCAAAGAAGGTCAGCCAGGCGTCCATATCAACTTCACCTAGACCCGGGAGACTGAGTTGGTATGCTGGCACAGACCAGTCACCGTCCTTTTGATACTTTACATGCTTGCCCATGATGTCTGCAGCCTCGTGAAACCCATATCTCCACTCTTGCTTACGAGTATACGGTTTAGCAACCCACATCTGATGGTTTGGAGTCACCTTCAAACTGAGCTGGTTTGCTTCCAGCTCGTACATATCTCCTTCGTAATCATACTCAAATGTTTGGATGGGATTCTCATAGATAACCTTTCCATCTTGCAGTGTAGCCACTTTATCCTCTAGTGTAACCTCATTAATGGGTTTCCAACCACTTGTCGTCAAGACGTCGTGGTCATCGGTCATACAGTGCTTCTTATCAATCACCATGTGCTTCAGGCGCTGGTAGAAAGTCGGCCCCATGAAGATCTCGGCCTGCATCATCTCACCAGTCTGTCCATTGTAGAGGATCTCATTTCCATACGGATGCATACCAAGCTCAATCATATGTGCCTTCAGATCCTCGACCTTCAGATGATTGTAAGGAGTTCCATCACCTAGAGTACCCTTGCGAACACCGATCTTTCCGAAGATGTTCTCCATCAGCTGTGCGATCGTCATGCGGGATGGAACAGCGTGGGGGTTCATGATAATATCGGGACGCAGACCACTCGCAGTGAACGGCATGTCCTCTTCATTCATCATCATCCCGATCGTACCCTTCTGTCCATGGCGAGAGGACACCTTGTCACCCACCTGAGGAATACGTTCAGATACAGTGCGTACCTTGATGAATGGATAGCCATCCGAGTTCTTGTCCTGCCAAACACCATCAATACGACACTTCTCCGAGTTCTTGTGGGTTGTAGATGCATCGCGATATGCGTATCCAGCTGCGTCGTTTCGGAGATTGACAACCTTGCCAATTACAACGTCGTTCTCTTCAAGAACAGAATTCAGAATGGGAAGACCGTTCTCAGAGATTGCAGCATAGCTTGTATTCTTGTACTTTCGTGTATTGTGCTTCTGAGGACGCATGAACTTCTCCTCGCGACCCGAGGTCACGTTCCGGTGCTCCTCATCCTTGTACATTCCATAGTACAGTCCTCGGAAGAACCCACGCTGAACAGCAGACTTGTTCATGATGACAGAGTCCTCTTGATTGTAACCGCCATAGCAAGCAATCGCAACAATCGCATTCATTCCAAATGGCATCTCATGCATCTTGAGAATGTTCATTGCACGGGTCTCCACAATCGGTCGGCCGATCGAGCAGAGAACATAAGCGTTCTTGTCAAGTCGTTTTGCGTAGTTTCCAGCATAGATACACATAGCCTGCTTACCCATAGCTGACTGATAGGTATTACGAGGTGACTGATTATGATCTGATAGCGGAATCGTAGATGCCATATGTCCGACAATCAGAGATGGATGAACCTCGTAGTGAGTGTGGGCATCTGTAACAGCCTCCTTACTCATTGCGATTCGCAGTGTCTCGGTCTCTGATGCATCAATGTAGTCAATGCAAGACTTGACCCACTCATTCCACTCATTCTTCTCAGGAGGAGGAGCACCGACTCGGAATACAGGGCGAACACAGCGACCGCCATCTGTCTCAATCATGATGGTGTTCATGAGAGTAAACCAAGCAACTGAGATATGCGGATGAAGACGCTGGGTCCGTCGTGCAGCCCGCATGTCAGTAACAAGTGTATGCGGATCATCGGTGTATCCAACAACAACGCCATTCAGCGAGATGCTTGTTCCAACGTAGACTTTCGGAATATCAATCCATGTGATTCTAGCCTGATCTTTGAGGAAATGAAGGACTGTATTTGACGGAACATGTTGAGAGATCGATGTCAACAGACTCATGTTCTTGACAATGCCTACCGAGTGACCTTCCGGAGTCTCAACTGGGCAGACAAATCCCCACGAAGTACCGTGTAGCTTACGAGGTGCCAACAGCTTACCCGACTTTTCAACGGGAGTCTGAATGCGACGAAGATGGCTGAGAGTGGAAGCATAGGACATGCGAGCCAATACCTGAGATACACCAACCTTTGTTGCGTTTGATAGAGAAGTTGAGGATGAGCTACCAAGACCCTGAACTGTGAAGTTTCCAGTAGCCAAAGCCTGCTTTAGCTTACCCTCAATTGTGGAAAGCTTGAGGATCTTGTAGAGATTGTTGATATTCAGAATCTCCATTGGGCGAGGTGTCTCACCCTTCTTCCAATTGTCATTGTTGACCTCCTGAACGAACTCATTGCGAGTATCATTGCACACCTTCTGAAACAGCTGGCGGAACAAATGGGTCAGCAGAGCGCCTGTAGTCACGACACGCTTATTTGGATATGCGTCTCGGTCATCCAAGGGAATCTGCTTACAATAGGTTAGCAGAAGCCGGCGAATCATAGAACCCATGAGAACACACTTGCGAGCATTGTGTACTGAGAGAGGCGCATTCTCACCTGCGAGCTTGACGTGAGGTAGAAACTCGGTATTCAGAAGCTGGCGGACATAAGCGCACTTGTTCTCCTGATTTGTTGCATACTGCAAGTGGTTAGACAGATAGGAAATCGCATCGTCCTGAGAGAATACACCTGTCTCTGCTGCGTCACGAAACGAAGCTGCCAGCATCTCTGCATGAACCTCATCTTCGGAGCCCCAAATGAGACGAACAATGTCACGATCTGTGACAACTCCCATTGCGCGGAAGTAGATCACAACTGGAATGTCTTCGCGGAACCGAGGAACGCATGCAGTCAGAGGATTGCCAAATCCATTGAACTTTGAACTCAGTCGTATCTCTAGCTTCTTAGGAGGCATTGTGAAAGACTCGTGAAGAGACTTGATCTCAACTGAATAGAGATGCTTGGAAGCAGACTTCTTGTTTTGGAAAATCATGATTCGGTTGTCTGCAACCTTCTCCTGACATAGAATCGTTCTCTCTGATCCGTGAATAATAAAGTATCCGAGAGGATCGTGAGCACATTCACCGTACTCTGCAAGGCTCATTGGATAGTCCTTCAGAAGACAAAGGCTAGAACCGAGCATGACCGGAAGCTTACCTAGAGAGATTCCCTCAAAGACGCGAAACTCCTCGTCGTATGTATCAAGGTTCTCTCCCTTGTAGGTCCTAGCGATGAACCTGATGTCAGCATACATCTGTGATGCGTATGTAAAGTTGCGAATACGGGCCTCCATTGGAAGCATTGGCTTGACACGACCTGTTGCTTCCTGAATCCGCGGCTTGATGTAGGAAACGTTCTCAAATGAAAGCCTGAACTCATACTTGTATTTCTTGATTCTCTCATCTTGTTCATGCCAAACTGTGATCGGTGCCGTAGATTGAATGATGAGGGGGATTTTGTTACGAATGAAGTCTTCAAATGAATCAACTTGATGATCTACGAGGCGGCGCACACCATTTGCGAAATATGCATTAACTGCTTGCCACTCCATCGTGCCTATACTGGGGAACGTTATGCCTAAATACTATTTGTCCATTTTCTTATAAGTATGCCACAGTTCAAAATTACGAAAGTGGACAAGGAACACGAGGTTCCGGCACCTAGACGCACTCGCCGCCGGTCGATGCGAACATACCCAAAGGGTGTTCTTAAAGGTGGGGAAGCTGCAATTGTAGGTGTCAAAGATCCTGCCAAGCCCCCGCCACTCCGTACCTCCGCAAAGGGGACTCTTACTATTTTAACACCCTCAGGTATGAGGAAACGCCGAGAGACGATTAAGTCAAAGGTCCGTTCCTTATCAGACAGCGAGGTTCGCGATGCACTCCGCAAGAACAAAATGACTCTTAATTCAAAAACTCCATCACATATCGCCAGGGAGATACTTGAAAGCGGGACAGAGGCAGGAATGATTGTCCTAAAGTAAAGTAATGACGTCCATATGGGGACCCCTTGGTTGGATGACTTTACATTCGGCAGCATCATGTTATCCCGATAACCCTACATATACAGAACAACAGCTGATGCAAACATGGCTTGATATGTTTCAAGCGACGATAACTTGTCCAAGCTGCAGGGAGCATTTTGAAACAGCCGTGAGGGCATATCGTGGACATTACCCAAGCATGTTAAACTCGCGGAAAGACTTCTTGTTATTCACGTTTCGTGTACATAATTCTGTGAACCGTCGTATCAACAAGATACTCTACCCAACGGTAGCAGAATGTTTTAGTGCTCTACAGCTCAACGTAAAGACAAGATCTGCACGAGAATATAGGAAAGCCTATCTTAGCCATATACAGCGTTTTTGGAGAACGATGCAGGATGTGAACGGTATGGTTGCAAGTAAAAAGATTATTGAAATGGTTAAAATTGAAGTAGATTATTTCCAAAAACGTGATAATAATTTTGAAGTTGTCATTGATGAAGATAGTGTACTTTTACATCCCGCTGTGATGAATAGATCTGAACCAAGTGAGATTCCTCAGTTTCATATTGAACAACAGACTCTTCCAAGGCCTGTTTTTTTTGGCGGCAGGTTTAGGTTCCGCCGATAATATTCACAGTTGTTAGTTTTTGTGACGGATTCCAAGGCAATGAGATCAATGGATCAGCTTCCCATGCATACGCCTTCATCCACGGATAGCGCGAATCGGGTCCTTCTTCATACATCTCATCGGGATAGACATTCTTCCCTGGCATGATGAAGGCGATCTGATCTTCAATTCCGAAAGGAGGTTCGGGGTATTCCCATTCAAACTTGTAGGTTACCTTCAGTTCTGACAATGTCCGCATGAGTGGAGCCTCTGCGTATGGATAATACCAACACCAATCTAGAACCTCTGATGTCTTGAAATAGTGCATAGTCCACTCAAATGTCTTCCAGTATGCGAACACTACCTTTTCCCAATCAATGACACCGTCCATGAGATGGATTCCCATACGGGCCTCTATCGCAAGGGCATCTTTTGAGACAATGAAGACATGCTTCCCTTTTGACCGTTTGACAAGAACAGCCTCCTCGTCATCTCCTGCCTTGTCCAGGTCACGAAGCTTCATGTAGTGCAGTGCCCGATTGTATCCATCTTCTCGCAGAGAGAACATTGCAATGGTTGGCATGAAGTCGTTGCCGAAACACATGACGCACATCTGAACCCACTCGTATGGGTCAATCGGTAGCGCAGCCTTCAAAGCCTCAATGGAGAAGGTTGAGAATCCTTCAAGTTCCCTCTCTCGCAGAAGACGGATGTTACCAAGACTGGATTGTGCTACAGAAATCAGAACCAAGTCTGCATCCAGTCCGTAGATTACGATATCCTTTCGTTCGTTCTCCGGCATCGCCCGAAGCCATGTGAAGATCTTGTGCTCTCCCTCTCCACGTTCACGAGTTCCTGAGAGTTCGCATTCAGGAAAGACCATTCGCAGAGCCTCCTCTAAGTCATCCATAAACTTGGTTCCGGGTGAAATCTGATTCTTGTCAAAGGCAGCTGGTTCCGACTTCTTCATACGGCGATACCTCTGTTGAACAATCTTCGCATAGGGGACTAGTCCATCAAATGCGATCAATACCTTCTTCGCGCGAACAATGTCGCGAAGAAAGTTTCGCAGTGCAATCACGATGCTTCCCACAGGATTCTCTGCTTTGAGATACGTGTGGATGAAGCAGTTAAAATCAAGTCCAAGAACATCTACTTCGAGTGGTGCATTACCTACAGACTGCTGAATGTGCTTATGAGTCCTCAAAAGCGACGCGACGTAGTACGGGATCCCCATTTTGCT